AGAGTGTTCTTGCACGAATACGACCATTTGATCGGCGTAACGTTTGACCAACGAGTAGGTAACTTGTCATTTAAGATGGCTAAGGATAAGCGCAAAAAAGAACTAAAGAAATTGAGTAGAAAGGCTTAACAATGACAACATTTGATACGAATATAAAAATGGAAAGTATTACTGACCATGTTGCTGGACAAAAAATAAAGAATATTATCGGAAAATATATCACTCATGCTATTTCTGAGGAGTTGTGCGACAAGATTATGTCAGACCTTAAAGCTGAGTTCGGAGAAGATCATCCAGCTCAAGTAAATCTTGATGATGAGACATTTGAAATTGAAGTTATTGTTCGTGATAGTAATGGAAGATTTATCAAATGTTCTTCAATCACATTATTTCCAGAAGAATACTTGTAAAATCTAAGGCATCCGCTTAACAAGTGTGATGCTTCTACGTTTAGAACGCTTCTTGATGAATTCATTCATACTAACAATCGGCCCATGAACGATATCTAGACTTTTATTGTTGAATGTTTTGATGTATGGTTTGAAGATAATCCATTCTTCTTTCAAGAAAAGGTTGATGGGAATCGTTCTATTCGATTCCCACCACCATATGTCACCTAATTCTAAGAATTTTGTTCTGAGATCGGGTTGTACGATTGCTCCATAGTCATATATTGATGTTACGGTATCATCCCTGTTTTGGATTATACCCACATAGTCCTGACTTGCATAGGAGCAAATAGAAATATATGGATGGTTCTCGCTCAATTTCTTGAAAAATTCTTCGTTCATACTCACATACATATTTACACCATTTTACCCAAACTAATATTTTTGGGAATAAATACTATTACTGAGGAGAATTAAGTGTACGCAACATCTGTATTCGTTTATACACAACGGCAAACTGTTGTACTCCTCATTGGAAACTCACCGAGGAAGTATATGCCTGTATATGCAAAACCATTAACACTCAATAAGGGTGTAGACAACCGAATTCAGTTTCAGTTCCTAAATCAGGAACAGAAGCCAGTAGATATCACAGGTAAAAGTATTACTTGCAGAATCCTTAACTACACCGGAACCGAAGTCCTGCTTCGAAAAGCATTGGATTTAGATTTTGCACTTACTGGTATTGCCTCACTTAAACTTAATGCTGCTGACATTGAAGGCATCGATGCTCAAAGAGCATATTATTCACTAGAGATTCCGGTAGGCGAGTTTGACTATCCTGTATTCGTAGATTCGAATGCAGGGGCAAGAGGCGACATGAATATTGTAAATTCTGTATTGCCTTCATTTGTTCCTTCACAGATTGTAACTATTCCTACAGGGCAACCTTTCCCGAACATCAGTAACAGCAGTGGCAATACTAATCGTGTATATGATACAAGTATTATTAACACGCAATCTAATCCAGTTCTAACTATTCAAACACGCTATGACGAATATTACGGAAATGTTGCTATATTAGGTTCCAGTATCGTAGACGGCGACTTCTACGTGATTCAAGCTGATGATGATTTAGCGAACGTGACTGAAACTAGAGGATATACCATTCATGGATATCATCCATTCGTCAAGGTAGAATTTACAAGTAATTCAGGTGCGGTAACCAATATACTTGCACGATAACGAATTTAGTGTTATAATCAATTAATGTTTGATATCCTGACAATTATTCCGGGAAAGAAGAAGCTTACCCAAAGTGGCTGGACTAGCTTCAATGCGGTCTGCTGTCATCACCGCGGGCACAAAGCTGACAAGAGAAGCAGAGCAGGCATTAGATTTGATGGCGACAACTGGAGCTATCACTGTTTCAATTGTGATTTCAAAGCTGGGTTTCAGTTAGGAAAGAGTATCAGTCGCAACACAAGACAGTTACTTGAATGGTGCGGCATTGAACAGAATCAGATTGCTAAGTGGAATCTAGAGAGTCTACAACAAAAAGACTTGCTTGATTTTATCAAGGTAAGAAAAGAAAAGAAGAAAGTAAAGTTCAAAGAACTATCGCTGCCTGATGCTGAACTACTTGATGCTACTAATGAGAAACATAAAGTCTTCATTGAATATTTGAGCAGCCGAGCTATAAAGCATGATGAGTATCCTTTTATGGTTACTCCTAATGAGCAAGGCAGAAATAGTAACAGAATCATTATCCCTTATACGTTTGAGGGCAAGATAGTAGGGCATACTAGTAGGTATCTTGATGACAGAACACCAAAGTTCATCAAAGAACAGCAGACTGGGTATGTGTTTGGATATGATTTTCAGAAGCCTAATTGGGAAATTTGCTTAGTAGTTGAGGGTATCTTTGACGCCCTTTCTCTTAACGCCTGTGCGCTAACCCATGATACAATTAGTGATGAGCAAGCAGAGATATTACGAAGGCTTAATCGCAAAGTGATTGTCGTTCCAGACTTAGATAAGACTGGACTAGCAATTTGCGATAGAGCATTAGAGCTAGGGTTTCATGTCGCCATTCCCGAATGGAGTGATGAGATAAAAGATGCTAATGATGCAGTAGTAAAATATGGCAAATTGCCGACACTGCTAAGTATACTGAAAAGTGCAACTAACAGTAAGATCAAATTACAGATGATAAGGACAAAACTTGCTAAAAGAATATAACACTGATATACAACGTCTATTCCTTCAGATGATGGTCACGAATTCCGAGTTGTATACTCGTGTCATGAACATCATGAATCCAGAAAACTTTGATCGTAGCCTAAGAAACGTTGCTGAATTTATCGTAGAGCATACTGCCAAGTATAGCATTATGCCTGACATAACGCAGATTAAAGCAACCACAGGCGAAGCAATTGACCATATCGAAGATTTATCTGACGGACACTATGAATGGTTCTTGGAAGAATTTGAGTCGTTCACTAAGCGTCAGGAGCTTGAAAGAGCTATTCTTAAAGCAGCAGATATGCTTGAGAAGGGTGAGTTTGACCCGGTCGAACAACTAATCAAAGATGCAGTGCAAATCAGTCTACAACGTGACATGGGTACAGATTACTTTGCTGACCCTAAGGAACGATTGAACAAGTATTTCAATGCAGGTGGTCAGGTGTCTACTGGCTGGCCGCAGCTTGACAGAGTTATGTATGGTGGGATGAGTCGCGGCGAGTTGAACATCTTTGCTGGTGGTTCGGGTTCTGGTAAGTCGCTTGTTATGATGAACATCGCACTTAACTGGCTTAGTCAGGGACTTAGTGGGGTATACATCACGCTTGAACTTTCAGAAGAATTGACATCGCTTCGTACTGATGCTATGTTGACTAATATGAGTACACGAGACATTAGAAAGAACTTGGACGATACTGAATTACGAGTCAAGATGGCTGGCAAGAAGTTTGGTAAGTATCGTGTAAAGGCATTGCCCGCACAGAGTAACGTAAACGCTATTCGCAGCTACATCAAAGAAGTGCAGATTCAGACTGGCATCAAGGTCGATTTCGTAATGATTGACTATCTTGATTTGGTCATGCCGGTATCTGTCAAAGTTAATCCTAATGACCAGTTCATCAAGGACAAGTATGTTTCGGAAGAACTTCGCAATCTAGCGAAAGAACTTGGTGTTCTTCTCATCACTGCATCACAGTTGAATCGTAGCGCAGTTGAAGAAATCGAATTCGATCACAGTCACATCGCAGGTGGTATTTCTAAGATTAACACTGCTGACTATGTGTTCGGTATCTTTACGTCACGTTCTATGAAAGAGCGAGGCAAGTATCAGATTCAGTGTATGAAGTCTCGTAGTTCTACTGGCGTCGGGCAAAAGATTGACTTGGAATACAACATCGAAACTATGCGTATTACTGATGACGATCCAGAAGAGGGTAGACAACAGCAGCCTACTCCTAATCAGATACTAAGTCAAATTAAAACTACGAGTCAAGTAGGTTCTACTAACGAGGCAGTGCATAATACAATTCAACAAAGAGAAACTAAGGGTGTAGGAGACGCACAATCCGCTAAATTAAAGTCACTATTGAGTTCACTTAAGAAATGATTTTCTGATTTAAGAATAAATACATTCAGTAGGATCTTTACACTATTATGCAAAAAAAGACTCGTAGCCTTTTAGAAGAACTCCAGTCGTTCGGAGACACTCGTGATATTAATAACATCATTGAAAACCGTGCGTCCAACATTATTACTAGTGCTATCAATTTAATTGAATTGATGCAAAAACACTATCCTTCCGATAAGGCAGAACTGCTTGAGAAGAAATTGTTGAGCGCAATTAAGGGTAAAGATCAAGCAAGATTTGCAAAGTCCTTAAGGAAGAAACATGAAAATAAGTGAATTCAAGAAAATAGAAGAACAAAGACTTGCCGAGCTTAGCTTAAGCAGCTTTATAGGAGACGTAGGTTCGGCCGCAGTCAAGAGCGGCTTTACTGGCAAAGGCTTCAAGCAGCAAATGATTCAGGACATGTTTCTGAAAGACTTCTATGATGATGCATTTACTTCCTTAGATAATGCAGTAAAAGGTCGACTTGTAGATCCTAAAGCAAGAGGAACTCTTGCACCCACAGCCGTAGAAAAGAATCCTGCTGATGTTAAACCAGAGCCGGGACAACCGGGAGCTCCAGCTACTCCGACGACTCCAACTACCCCAGCTACACCGGGAGCGCCTGCTACGCCGACATCCCCAACTACTCCCGGGGCACCCGCAGCCAAGTCAAGTGCCACAGCACCCGCAGTTGCAGCTAATAAGTCACAACAGCAAACAACACAGAATATCAATAACT